CATGACGTTTGAATTTGGTGGTCTAAGTGGAATCAAAGATAAATACAGGGTTGAAATTGAAATAAAGGAAATAGAATGAGCGAAGAAATCAAATTGTATACAGACAGAATGACTGAACCATATGTGGTTTTGGGAAAGGATGAACATGACGTGATAACCAACCCAAGCCATTACCAAGGCATCTATGGTCTTGAAGTCATTGAAGTCCACAAGAATTTTCTGACCGAGGAAGAGTTGAGAGGTTACTATAAAGGAAATATACTCAAATACCTACTACGTGAGAGGAAAAAGAACGGTCTAGAAGACTTGAAAAAGGCTAGACAACATTTGGATTGGCTGATTGAGCTGGAGGAACTATGATACACACTAGACGATATGTCAACAAAGCAAAATACGCACCGAAAACAACCGACTCTTTAAAACCGTTAGATGTTGGTGAATTATTGAAAAAAGAAATCGACCAAGGAAACATCCCGTTTGAGGTTGTCAGCGAAGCGATTGGAATATCTGCTAAGCGTGTTGAGCGGATTTACCGCAATGACTTACCGAAGGAAGACGAGATGCGTAGAATTTTCGAGTGGGTAAATAAAATAGAGGTGGAAGAATGAGGGAACTTGACTTAATTAAACAAAGATTGAAATTGAACATTAGAGAATATACAAAAATTATTGAAAAAGATAATCGTAGCGTTACACGATTGAAACGGTTGGGCATTGAAATCCGTAGGGATATGCTGATGGTAGAAGATAATTATTGGGAGTATCTGTTGATGGAGGAAACGGATGAATAAACAAGAGGCGATTGTAGCACTACAGGAAATGGCTCAAGAGTCGTTTGAAGTTGTAAAAATAAATGCAGTGCATATTGACAATATCGTGGAAGTCATAAGCCAAATAGACGAACCACAGAAAGTTGTAGTGCCGAAGTACGTGGCTGAGTGGATAAAGAGTCAGAAAGAATCTTTTTCGGATGTGTCTGCAATAGATATGTATGATAATCTAACCCTAGATAACAATGGTGGTCATTATCACGAGGTGTGGCTTTGGGTTATTGCTAACCACTACGATTTTATTAAGGCATGGCACGACGGTTACACAGTCGAACAAGAGAAGCTTTATATAGTTGAAATACCTAATCCACATAGTTATATTGATAATCATTCGAGATCGGCTAGAAATTATAAAGGTAAAGTCGTTCTTGAAGTGCAAGATTGGTTAAATACATTCGAGTCATACAAACTCACCGAAGCCGAAATCAAAGAGGATTTTGAGTGGGCTTGGCAGTGGGCGAAAGAGGTGGAGGAATTATGACACCACGGGAAATACGCCTAAAGCTAGGCATGACTGTCAGAGAGATGGCAGATGAATTAAACGTTCCAAATTCCTCGTACGAATATTGGGAAAGCAAGAACAAGTTTACCGAAGAAATCGTGCAGAAAGCATATAAAATATATGACAAGGCGAAAGAACATATGGAAGATGATGGTATTGATATAGTCGAAAAAATCGTTACTATCAAACGACATTACAAACTGTCATATGATAGCCTTGCACAAATGGTTGGAGCAAGTTACGGGTCATCAGTTATCCATTTGATGAACGATGTCCAACCAAGATTAAAGTACATGATTAGAATCAATGAGCTGTATTATACGATTGTCAGCAAGAAACGCAAGGCTAAAGCTGGAAACCGAAACACTTTCTGTCAAATCAATCCGCTTGATAAACAGTCTTGGAAAGTGAAGACGGAAAATAAAGTTATCAAGTGGAAATAAAAAAAGCCAAGACACACTCTGCCCCGACTAACCATAAAATTATTATACCATAAAGGGGTCAGCATGAACAAACTGTCAGAAGTAGAATTGAGATCGTTGGATTTAAAACTGTTTGACTATCAGCAGATTGATAGAAAAATTGCTATCCGTAAACTGGAAATCCAGACAGAAACCCAGAACGATTGTAACATAGGAGGGGGGAAAGCTAATACCATCTCTAAACCAACCGAGAACCTCATAGTACGTTGGTCTAGTGATGTGAGGATAAATGGGTTGGAACAATTAAAAAGTGCCATAGAAGCAACGCTAGAGGCTTTAGATGACGAGTTGAAGAAAGTGTTCTACTTACGTTGGTCAAGAGGGTCAGTAAATACGTGGGAGGAAATAGCTGACATGCTCCACGTATCTCGCAAAAGCATCTACAGAAAGAGGGAACGAATTCTGACAATTTTTGCAGATTTTAGGGGAGATTCGTAAAAGTTGACACAAAAAAGTGTGGAAGTGTCACGTTTTAAGTGATAAAGTAGTATCATACAGATATTGAGAAGAGATAGATGTTTTTATTTTTCAGTCATTAAATTTGACGTTCACCCTCCTTATGAGTCGAACTCGGTATCTGTTTGTAGGAGCATGAGCCAGATTGGAAATTGGCAAGGGTAGCGCCCTGAGCAAGACTGTGTGACGTCCACGGCGTAACGCTATGTGCAGGTTCGATTCCTGTTGTTCCTGTTTAAAAACTAGCACTAATAATAAAATAATAATAAGAGGACCTGAGGACCATGTTTGCTAGTACCATGCGAGGGACTAAATATTTCACTTATGGAGACCACAGGAATGTGGTCTTTTTGCTACGGGGACAGAATGCTTACATTAGACGAAAAGAAAATGCGAAAGCAAACAAAATATAATTCGTTCGGTTGGATATACTTCTGACGGCAGTTAAATAAAAAAGCCCTAAGGCGCTTTTTTATTATGTAGGAAATATGGAAATAATCATATTTTTACACACGTTTATTTTTTGCGTAATCTTCGATCTCTTTTTTTAGGTACAATCTTACTTTTTGAACACCATTGCCATTAGATTCAAAGAATGGTTTGATTCGCCCCAGATTTACAGATTGGTTAAACGCTCCAGCAGATTGATTTGTAATTTGTCTTGATTGTTCTTTTGTCAATAAATTTTCATATATCCACTTTTTTATTTCGTCATTGGTCATTGCTATTCCTCCTTTATAACTATATTGTAGCAAATATATCATGCAATAGCAAATATAAAACGCACAATATGTTTGACATCACATTAAGGATACAGTAGAATACAGTAGAATACAGTAGAATACAGTAATAAAACTGTTATAATAATTATATAATAAAAAAGAGGTTGATAAAATGGAAATTAAAATGATGAAAACGAGTGAGCTTATTCCTTACGCAAACAATCCAAGGAATAATGAATATGCAGTAGATTCTGTAGCAAACTCGATTAGAGAATTTGGTTTCAAAAGTCCGATTATTGTTGACGAAAAGAATGTAATCATAAACGGACACACAAGAAAGTTAGCTGCTGATAAGTTGGGAATGAAAGAAGTTCCTGTAATCGTAGCTGACGATTTAACTGATGAACAAGTTCGAGCTTTCCGTTTGGCAGACAATAAAGTCGGAGAAATCGCCGAGTGGGATTCCGAGAAATTGACGTTAGAGTTGATGAACCTTGATGAGGAATACATGGCTAAATTCGGTTTTGAATTTGAGTTTGAGGACGAAGCTGAAACAGAAGATCAAAAAAATAAAGAGAAACGAATTAAAGCATTAGAATTGAAGTCGTTTGAGCATCATGATTATTTGGTGTTCGTTTTTGATAACCAACAAGACTGGTTGAATGTTGTAAGTAAGTTCGATATAGGAAAAGTAGATGCTGGATATGGTGAAACGAAGAAAGTGGGGGTTGGCCGTGTACTCAACGGAAAAGAGTTACTTAAAAAAATATGACATCAGATTAGTGATCATAAGCAGAGGGAGACATGAATCAATTGTAGGCAATACGTTAAAATTACTTCCTGATTGGGTGGATTTGGTCGTACCTGAAAAAGAAAAGTTTTTGTATTCGTCTGTATGTGATAACCCCTTAACAACGTATGATGGAGATTTAATTAATGGTCTAGGCATGACTAGAAACTTTGTTCTGGAAACCTTCAAAGAAAATACAATCGTTATGTTTGATGATGATTTAAAAAAATTCTATTCTTTGACAGGTAAATTAACTAGAAATATAGATGATGTTGGAGAAATTCTTCAAACGATGATTAATACATCTGTTATGAGCCAAGATTTAGGTGTTTCTTTTTTTGGTTTCTCGCAGAAGGATATTAGAATGTATAACGGTACAGAACCATTTATTTTAAACTCGTGGGTCGGTGGAGTAGTCGGAGTAAACGGTAGGAAATACAAGTTCAGAGACGATCCTTTTAAAGTTGATGTTGATTATGCCTTGCAATGTCTATTGGTAGACCGTATTACTTTTTTAGATAATAGATTTAAGTTTGCACAGGCAAGAGATAACAATAAAGGTGGAAGTTCCTTGTACCGAACACAAGATTCTATGGAAGAGTCCATAGCAAGTTTAAGGAAGAAATGGGGTTCGGCCATTTCCATTAAAGAAGGACGGCATAAGAACAATATGTCAACATCAATCAATGTTCCTAGAAAGCAGGCGATTATTTATGAGTAATTTAATTATTGGTTACGGAATTGTAGGTCAAAATTTAAGAAAAGAACTCAATGCAGTAGAATTTGATATTTATGACAAATATAAAGGTATTGATGAACGTAAAGAAAAAATTTATGACGTGGCTTTTATTTGTGTGGATACTCCATATACTGAAGACTCTATTAACGATACACAAGAAGTTTACAATGCTTTGATAGATAATGAAGCAGACTTGTTTATTATTAAATCAGCTGTATTGCCAGAAACAACTGAAATGTTAGCTAGAAAAACAGGAAAACAAATTGTGAACAGTCCAGAATATTATGGTTCAACACAACACGCTAATAATTATGATTTCAATTTTACTATTTTGGGTGGCGATATAGAAAATACGACTAAAGCACAACAGTTTTTACAATATTGCTATGACGCAAATCATCGTTTCTATCATGTGTCTTATTTAGAAGCTGAAATAGTGAAGTATATGGAAAATTCATGGTTAGGATATAAAGTATCATTCATGCACCAATTTAGCGACATCTGCAAAAGTCATGGAGTTCCTTATGAGAAAGTAAGAGAACTATTCATATTAGATCCAAGAGTAAATCCAAGCCATACATTTGTTTATGACGAACACCCTTACTGGTCAAGTCATTGCTTAGATAAAGATATACCAGCAATAGCTGGATCGGAAAATGCACCACTGCTAAAAGAATTGATTAAATTTAACACGAAAAGAAAAGGATAGATATTTCAATTATTTTCTTCAATCGTATTTACATTTTATATTATATATGTTATAATATATATATTATAAAAGAAAGAAGGAAATACACATGAGTAGACAATTACTAACACAAAGAGGATATGATTTTTATGAAGTAGCAAGCGCCCTTCAAAAAGCTATTAGAAGGGCAGATACGAAAGTTGCTGGATATTTTGCATTGGAACTTTTCCCTCAGTATCATAATTATGTTTGGAAAAGACTATTAACGGTTTCGGCAGAAGATTGCTACGGGCCAATGATTACTCAAGAAGTAAAAGCACTGCATGATTCTTTTCTATTCGTAAATAAAGGTAAAAAAGGAAATCAAATTGGCGGACGGGTATTTATATCTAAAGCAGTTATCTTACTATGCGAATGGAAACATAATCGAGACGCTGACATTTTGTCGAATTATATTTACGATAAAAAGCGATCAATCACAGATGAGCAAATTGAATCGTACTTTGATGAAGTCCGGAAAGATGAAGTTGAAGTCCCTGAATATGTGTATGATGTTCATACTCTAAAAGGGAAACGTATGGGAAAAACAAAAGTAGATTTTTTTAAAGAAGAAGAAAAGGCTTTAGCTAATAAACAAGAATCGCTATTTGATATGCTAGATTTTAAATAAAAGTATGGAGAGGGTCGATGATGACCTTCTTTTTTATGGTCAGAAATGAGGTGAAGAGATGGTACGAGGAGCAAGGGGAAAGTACCATGAATGGTTAACAAAAGAAGGGCTAACTTTAATCGAAGGTTGGGCTAAATCTGGTTTAACAGATGAACAAATAGCTAAAAACATAGGGGTAACAACCACTACCTTTTATGAGTGGAAGAAAAAGTATGCTGATTTTTCTGAGGCCTTAAAAAAGGGTAAGGAAGTTTCTGACTTTGAAGTAGAAAATGCTTTGTTCAAAAGTGCGACTGGATATGAGTACGAAGAACGAAAGGAAGTTCAAGAAGTCGTAGATGGTGTAATGAGAAAAAAAGTGGAAATTACTCGTAAACAAGTTCCTCCTAATGCGACCTCTGCTATCTTCTGGTTGAAAAATCGGAAACCTGATAAGTGGAGAGACAAGCAAGAAATCGAGCAAACCAACCGAACTAATCCATTCGCCGACTTGACAACGGATGAATTAAGGAAGTTGATTGATGGTGGATAGAACAGCAATCAGGCAACAAGCGCATTTTGAGTTGGCACGTCGTGATTTCTTTTACTATTGTCAACTGATGGCAGGTGATTTTTATAAAACGGATAGGACTTATCTAAAACAGCTGTGCGACAGTTTCCAAGGCTTTATGTCAGATGATGAGCACAATGTTTTGGTTGTTAATATTGGTCCGCGACACGGTAAATCTCGTACGGCTGGAATGTTTGTGCAGTGGTTGCTTGGGAATGACAATAGCAAGAAAATCATGACAGGCTCATACAATGAAACGCTATCAACGGTATTTTCAAAGTCGGTCAGAAATGCTATACAAGAGACAAAGGCAGATGATTCTATCACAGTCTTTTCTGACGTATTCCCCGAAACTAAAATCAAGCACGGCGATGGAGCTATGAATTTGTGGTCTTTAGAAAAAGGGTACAATAACTATTTGGCGACATCCCCCAGTGGCACTGCTACAGGTTTTGGTGCGAATGTAATTATCATAGATGACTTGATTAAGAGCGCCCTAGAAGCGAATAATGCCAATATCCTTGAAGGACACTGGGAATGGTTTACGAACACAATGCTTTCACGTCTCGAAGAAGGCGGAAAAATTATTATCATCATGACGCGCTGGCATTCTGAGGACTTGGCAGGTAAGGCTTTGAGTAAATTACCTGAATCGGGGTATAGCGTCAAGCATGTTAGCATGAAGACCTATGACGAAGAAACAGATAGCATGCTGTGCGAAGAAGTGCTAAGCAAAGAATCTTATTTCCGCAAAGTCAAAGCCATGGGCGCTGATATTGCATCAGCAAACTATCAACAAGAACCTATTGACATCAAGGGCAGACTGTACAGCGAATTTAAAACTTATGTTGACAAGCCGACGTTTAAGCGTATCAGTGCCTACACGGACACGGCAGACACAGGTAAGGACTATCTAGCTAGTTATATCTACGGCGAAACGATGGAAAAAGAGGCTTATATCTTGGATGTTATCTATACAAAAGAGCCGATGGAAGTGACAGAGCCTTTACTGGCTAGAAAATTGACTGAGCAAGAGGTTAATTTATGTTGGATCGAATCGAACAATGGCGGTCGAGGGTTTGCTAGGAACGTCGAGCGATTGATGAAAGAAAAGTATGGAACGAATTACACTGCCATCAAATGGTTTTTCCAGTCGAAAAATAAGCAAGCCCGCATCTTAACCAATGCAACGTGGCTAATGGAACACGTCTATTTTCCAGACGGATGGCGCAACCGCTGGCCAGAATTGTATCAAAGTCTTATGACTTATCAAAGAGAGGGGAAGAATGCTCACGATGATGCGCAGGATGCCTTGACAGGTATCGCAGAAAAAATTACAGATAATTCCGGCTGGCTTTTTTAGGAGGAGAAATGTTACAAACAGATAATATATCGGCACTCATTGCCGAAATTAAAAGACTAGTCATGGATGACCGTGGAAGCAAGCTCAAGCAAGACATGCAGACAGGTATTAATTATTACGAGGGTAAGCACGATATTGCTAATTATCGGCTTTTTTACTTTAACAACGAAGGCGAACTCGTTGAAGAAAAACACAGAAGTAATACACGGATCGCCCACCAATATTTTACAGAGCTGGTTGACCAAAAGGTGCAGTATCTACTGTCCAATCCAATTGAGGTTACGACTGAGCAAACTGGATTGCAAGAATACCTAGACGAATACATAAACGAAGACTTTCAGCTTATGTTGCAAGAGCTAGTTGAGGGAGTAAGTCAAAAATCCTATGAGTACGCCTTTTGGAAAATTGATACTGATAATCGTTTGAGGTTTAAAACTGCTGATGCTCTCAAAATCATTCCAATCTACGATGATTTTTACAACATAGACCAGATTATTTATTACTATGATGACCAGGTTGTCAAGGATAATAAACAAAAGACCGTGACTAAAATTCAGTTATGGACAAAAGAAGAAGTCTTTTACTTTGTACAGGAAGACGGTCAAGCAGTCAAATTGGATAATTCGGTAGAATACAATCCTAAGCCACATCTATTGGCTCAAAAAGGTAAAGATAAGTTTGGCAAGGGCTATGGTCGTGTGCCGTTTATTTGTCTACAAAACAATCGTAGCAAGACCAATGACTTGCAACCTATCAAAGACCTTATTGATGACTACGACATGATGGCTTGTGCATTGTCTAATAACCTGATTGACTTTGACCACCCAATTTATGCAGTACGTGGGTTTGATGGTGATAATTTAGATAAACTAGTGACAAACTTAAAAACCAAAAAGACAGTAGGTGTTAGCGAAAGCGGTGGTATTGATGTTATAACAACTAACATTCCCGTAGAAGCTCGCAAAGCTAAACTTGACATTACCAAGGAAGCTATTTATAAGTTTGGCATGGGCTTTGACAGTTCACAGACAGGCGATGGGAATATCACAAATGTAGTTATCAAATCAAGATACAGCCTACTCGATCTAAAATGCAACAAGATTGAGGTCCGCTTGCGTGCAGTCATCAAAGAGATGCTAAGACTTATTGTGGAAAACATCAATGAACTGCATGGTAAAGATTATGATGCTAGTGAAGTCGAAATCGCAATTACAAGAGACGTCATGGCTAATAAAGTAGATAACGCTACGATTGCTAAGACAGAAGCTGAAACCAATCAAGTCTTGATTAACAATATCATGACCGCTGCACCTCGACTTGATGACCGAACTGTTTTGGAATTGCTAGCAGGCATCTTGGAAGTCGACCCAGACGAAGTTGAAAAAGCACAGGAAGAACAGGGGTATCAAACTGATTTTAACCAATTTACGGAGGTGACAGATGACGGAGCTGAACAAGTTCCAACGGGAAATAGAAAGCCTGCTACAGAAAGCGGACGAAGCGACAGACAAACGACTCTATAATCTCTACATTGACACGATTAAGGACTTGAAAAGGTCTTTGTTGGTCGATTATCAGCGGTTGGATAGCCTAACATCTTCCCAGAAGCTAAAATTAAGCCAAATGAGCACACTTTTGGAACAATTAGACCAATCATCCGACAAGTTGAAAAAAGGGCTTAGAAGTGAAATTACAGGGCATTTAATTGACACTGGGAAAATTGCTTATAATGAACTGTTTTATGAGTTTGAGGGCTGGCACAGTGGAATTAACTTTGCCATGCTAAAAGAGGAAGAACTAAGGACTATTATTGAAACACCTGTGTCAAACTTTAAGTTATCTGAACGCTTGAATGATGGGGTTGTGGAGAGACTGCGAAACAACATCAAAGACGACCTCAATCGCATTTTCTTGCACGGCGCGAGTTACGCTCAGGCATCTGCTAGATTGGCAGAGCAAGGGTACAGCTCATATCGTCGGGCTATGACGATTACTAGGACAGAAGCTGGACGGGTGCAAGCTGTGGCTAGGGAAAAGGCTCAATTGGAAGCCATAAGCCTAGGTATTGAGTTTGATAAAATTTGGGTAGCAACTTTGGACGGTCGCACAAGGCACAATCATGCAGAGTTGGACGGTGCAAAGGCTGACAAAGACGGTTATTTTGAGATTAACGGTTTACGGACCAAACAACCGCATATGTTTGGTTTTGCAAGTGAGGATGTCAACTGTAGATGTCGGACAATATCACGGCTTAAAGACGATGATGCATTGCCATCAAGGCGAGATAATGAGACTGGTAAGATTATCGAGTACAGGAATTATCGAGAGTGGGCGAGGTCGAAAGAATAAGTTTACAGATTTGACAAATAGGAGGTGGTCACTCGTCTTGACAGCAGGAAAGACTGCACTAATCGAATAACCTAACCGTTCAAAATTTGAGCGGTTTTTATATTGTCCTGTCACATGACATAAAACTAGGCAGGCCATGTCTGTGTGGCATATTACAGACACTCCCTGCTGGGAGAGCCAGCATAAAAAATCTATGGAGGTAACCAACAATGGATTGGTTGAAAGAACTTATTGAGAAACATACTGCAGACGGAAAAACGGAAATTGATGCGGTCATGAACGCATTCAAAGAAGAGTTTCCGAAGCACGCTGTCCCTAAGGATGTCTACAACGAGCAAGCCGAAAAGCTAAAAGCAGCTAACAGTACGCTGGATACATTGAAGAAATCAAACAAGGACAACGAAGAACTACAGAATGAACTCAAAACGTACAAGGATAAAGTATCACAATTAGAAGCTGAAGCGAAAGAAACAGCTAAGAAACAGACTATTAAAGATGCTCTTTCTAATGCTAAAGCGACTGATGTGGACTATCTCATGTACAAACTGGGCGACGGGGAATTGGCAGAGGATGGTAGCATAAAGGACCTTGACAGTAAAATCAAGGACTTACAGACTAACTACCCGACATTTTTCAAAACCACGGAGCCTGAACAGGCCGATAACGGCTTCAAATCTTTAGGCGGGGTGGATATTCCTCCAGGCGGGAAAATTGACCCATCAAAATCACTGGCTGCTGACTTTGAGTCTGCGGTCTTCGGAAAATAATTTTTAAGGGAGAAAAAATAAATGGCAAACACACTCGAATATTCTAAAATTTTTCAACCAGTTCTTGACAAACAAATTGTGCAAGAATCGACGACAGGTTGGATGGAAGTAAATAGTAAATTAGTACAATACAATGGCGGTAACGAAGTCAAATTGCCGTCTATCGTTATGGATGGTCTTGCAGATTATGATCGTTCATCTGGCTATGTTGATGGTGCTGTGACACTTACATGGGACACTTACAAACTTACTCAAGACCGTGGTCGTAAATTCCAATTGGACGCTATGGACGTGGACGAAACAAACTTTGTAGCAACTGCTGGAACTGTCATGGGCGAATTCCAACGCACTTTAGTTGTGCCTGAAATCGACGCTTATCGCTACTCTGCTATTGCCGCTAAAGCTATCGCAGTTGGCCAAACTCGTACTGCTAAAATCACAGACTCAAACATCTTGGTCGAACTTTTGAAAGACATCGCAACAGTAAAAGAGATTGTCGGAAATACGGCTAAGCTCAAAATTACCATGTCTGAAACCATGTTGACTAATCTTGGACTTGATGACAAAGCATCTAAACGTATTTCAACGGTCACAGTACCGGCTGGTGAAGTGGCAACTGTTGTAACAAAAATTGACGGTCATGAAATTGTTCCGACGCAACAATCATTGCTTCAAACTGCATTTAAATTTAACGATGGTAAGACTGGCGGGCAAGAAAAAGGTGGCTTTGTGGCTGATCCGTTAGCAAAAGCTATTAACTGGCTTATTGTTGCTGAAAATGCACCTATTGCGGTATCTAAAACAGATGTAGTACGTGTATTTGACCCAATGACTAACCAACGTGCGAACGCTTGGGATATGGACTATCGCAAGTACCATGACATCTGGATTCCGAAATCAAAAGAAAAATCAATTTTTGCTAATACAGTAGCTTAGGAGGTAGCTCATGCGTAAATTTAAACGCTTGAACGTCATCAAAGAGACAGATAGCAACTTGGTAGCTGACCGGCTCATCGAAGCAGGTTTTGAAGAAATCGTAGGGGATATTGAGTCCGAAAACGTGGAAGAATTGTCCCGTGATGAAGTAAAAGCTCAATTGGATGAAGCAGGCATCGAATATGCCAATAATGCAAAGACGGAAACATTGCTTGAAATTTTAGAAGCATCAAAACTAGGGGAGTAGTCGGCTGCTCTCCTTTTATTTTTGGGAGGTGTAGAAATGATTATCACTCTTGAGAAAGCACAAGAACTAGACCTAAATGCTACACAGGAAACGTGTGACGGGCTAGAAACAATGGTCCGAAAGGTCACCAACAATAATTTTCAAGCCATCAAGTTCAGATGCCGCGGACTAACCTTGGACGGAAACACGGTCAAGACGAAAAGCCGGACAGATATTTTCAAAGTAGGCGACACCGTAGAAATCAACGGGACAAATTTCAATGACGGTCTATATGTCGTTAAAAACGTTTCTGACGGCTCTATTGAGTTGGACGGGGAATTATTTACCGAAGCTAAAACAGGGGCTATTTTGACAAAAATAAGCTATCCTGCGGATGTTTTAGAGGGGGTCAAAAAGTTACTGGCTTATGATGCCAAAATGCGAGATAAAGCTGGTATCAAGTCTGAAACCGTGGCCCGTTGGTCAGTAACCTATTACGATGTGACGGCTGCCGAAAGTTCGGAGGGCTATCCAGTCAGCTTGCTTGGTTTTTTGGACAAGTATCGAAAGTTGAGGTGGTCATAATGCTAACATTTTATGTTTTTAAGCCTACCGTGGCCGGCGAAAATGAACTTGGACAAGAAATTTTTGAGTATAAGAAAGTAGCTGAGTTTATCGGTTATATGGATATGCTTGCTGGAAATGAGTCCACTGACAAGTTAGCCTATCTTGCAGACAGTACCCATATCATCTTGACTAAGGATATGACAGTCAACGCTAAAATTGAAGACAAAATAGAAGTTAACGGAAAGTCCTACGAAGTGACTTACGTTGATAATCCAGTAAATATTGGACATCATCTGGAAATCTATGTCAAAGGAGTCCACTGATGACATTTGTAGATAATTCAGAGGTAGTAAAAAGAGAACTTGAACGTGCTGCGATTAGAGGTCTGATAAAGGCTTCAATGTTGGTCGAAAGCCAAGCTGCGTTATTGGTACCTGTCGATACAGGTGCCTTACGAAACAGTATTGGCTATAAGGTCAATGAGAGCGAGTTAGCAGCTTATATAGGCACTAATTGTGAGTATGCAATCTATGTGGAATACGGTAAAAAACCAGTGCCGTATAAAAATTGGGCAAAATCGGTGAACATCTTCTGTGTTTACATTATACTTGACAATTGGCGGAAAACCTATCAAACCATGAATGATTTAGCGGATGCTTTTAATTTGCCAGTAAAAACTTTATACGCCCGCTATTACCGAGGGGATAGAGGGAATGACCTTGTAAGACCGCTTGGTAAGAGAAGATGGAAGACGACACCGAGATAACTATTAAACTAAAAAATTAATAGCATTGTAGAGCATAGGGGCTGAACCTATGCTTTTTGTTTACGCAAAAAGTATAGAATATAACGCCCCCAAGAGTGCCCGACAACTCAAACGAGTTGAAAATATATGCCGAGCTTACAGGTGACTGTAAGAAGTAGAGGATAAAAAGCCTTTACGATAACAAGAAATTCTGACTGGTGAATTTGCCGAAAAAGGCAATGGCCGTAAAGGTGGTTGGGTGTATAGAACACCAAGCGGTGAGGTTCGTTTTACTTACGGAATGCCTCCGAAACCATACCTACGACCAGCCTTTAGGAGAAACAAAAAAGCTATAAGAGACATCTTAGCAGACTGCTTAAGAGAGTTGGGGGGATAGATGAAAGAAGTTATCAAAACAATCTTAAAAGAGCTGAAAAGCGTCCATTCTGAGAGCTACTACATCAAGAACTCTGCTAAGGCTGTCAAATATCCCTACGTGGTCTTTTCGACTAGCTTGACCAATATTGACCATCACGCAGATGGTTGTTATTTAGATGTTGATGTTTTTTGTAACAAAGGACTGGATCAGGTCGAAATAGAAACATTATCCGAAAGCATCAAGATGCACTTTAGACATTTTGACACAATGCTTGAAGATTGCTACATGAGAACGCAATTCCAAGCGATGCAGACAGTACCGACAAATTTGGACGACTTGCAACGACGGAATTTGCGGTTTTATATAAAATTAGATTGGAGAAAATAGATGAAAAAAACAGCTGTAAAGCGAACTGGCTACACTGCTAGCACCCCAAAGCATTACTTAATTAATGCGGGTGCAATTTATAAAAACTTAGTTTGGAATCCAACAGGTGGTCAAGATAGTAAAGGTCAATGGGAAGGTGAGTTGTTAGGTGCTACTGCAGGCGGTAACAAAGTAACAGTCGAGGTCAATTATCGTGTAGTTGAAATAGACGGTGTGTATACACCAGCCGTTGGGCAAAAAGTCCTTGAGAGTCAGACAGCTAAGATTGAAACGAATGTTAAGGAAGTGACTGCTGAGAATATTCGTCTTTCAATTAACGGGGAAATCAAAGAAGCTGACGGAACAGATGCACCGACTGGTTACAAAGTGATTTCCGGCAAGTCCAAACTAGAAACAACGGACTACATTGAAAACCTTGGTATCGTAGGTACAATGTCTGGGACGAACGACCCAATCATCGTCATCATTGATAACGCTTTATGTACTTCTGGTCTCGACTTTGAGACAAAAGATAACGATGAAGCAGTTATCTCTATGACTTTTGAAGCTCATGCTGACGAGGATAAAATTGACGATTTGAGTTTACCGTGCCGTATCTACTTCCCAAACATTGTTTAATAGGAGGTCTGAATGTCTGAAAAATTAGAAATGCGAGAACTAAATGGTGGCGACATCTTTACGATGTTATCCATCATTGGCAAGCTCGACATTAAAGAAGAAGTCGTTGGTTTAATTGAGCGACAATATGGCACTGAGAAAGATGTCATTGCGTTGGCTGACCACAAAAAGAAAAAGCCTACCAAAAAGGAACAAGAAGTTGTGGAAACCGAATATCAAAAACGTGGTATGGTTTTAGTAACTGACATTGGCTTTGCAATTTTACGTCATGTCAACGATGCGAAAGCAGATATCAACAAATTCTTGGCCGACTTAACTGGTACGAGTCAAAAGGAAATTGAATCATTGAGTATGCTAGATTACTCAAAATTATTGATTGATTTTTGTAAAAAGGCGGAACTCAAGGATTTTTTCCGATCTATTGCTTCGCTATTGGGCTAGACGTCCATAAATTAAGAGATATGCTTTTTAAGCGGTACGGAAATCCAAAGACTTTGCTAGAGACCCAAACTCTAAGCGAGGCTTTGGATTTTTTTATGTACCTACTAGACGAACAGGATAAAGAGGAGTTGACAGACATCTGGAAATCAAAAGATGTGGATATGTCATTGTCCGACTTTATCAGAAAATACTCGAAAAAAAGTTATCTCGAAAAGCAAAGCAAAAAACAACAATCGAAAGAAAAAGACCGAGAAGCCATCGCTTTAGCTGAATCCATCTTAAAATTAGAAAAGAAAGGAGAGTAAAGCATGAACATTTTTGAATTGTTCGGAAAAATTGGGATTGATAATAAATCAGCGAATAAAGCAATTGACGAAACTGTTGGGAACGCCGAAAAGGGTTCTGGTAAGATTGTCAGCACCTTTAAGAAAATGGCTGGCATTTTAGGCGGTCTATTTGCAGGAAAAGCCATCTTTGACTTTGGAAAATCAGCAGTTGAAGCGGCAGCTACTGCAAAGGCTGTTCAATCCCAATTTGAACAAGTTTTTGGAGATATAAAAGGAAAGGCGCAAGAACAGCTAAACG